TGTCAGATGTAATTACCTGCAAAGTTCAAGGCTGGAGACAATCTAATGATGACTTATGGAAAGTAAATACAAAAGTCCGCGTTGATGATGAAGTGCTTGATATTAACGACGATTACATCATTTCAAAGGTTACATACAACCTCTCATCTGCCGGCATGACAACATTGCTTGAATGTAAATCACCGGATGCTTTCCTTTACGTTGAAGACGAAAAAGAGCAGTCCAAAGGATCCGGATCTTCTTGGTCGCAGCTTAAAAAAGATAGCGGGAATTTATGAGTCTATTTGATTTGATTGCGCGCGGTACGGTGACCGCCGTCAACGGAAAACGCAAACTGCGGACGCTCCAGCTTCTTTTGCTTGACGAAGATGTGCGGGAGCCGATCGAGCATTGCGAGCCCTATGGTTTCAGTTCAGAGGTTAAAACAGGCTCCGAAGTCGTGGCTGTTTCTCTCGGAGGCGACCGCGACCACACGCTGGCTCTTGTCGTGTTCGACAGACGGTACAGGCCTACCAACATGAAATCCGGCGAAGTCTGTATCTACGACGATAAAGAGCGAAAGATCTACCTGTCTGAGGACGGAATCGTTATCGACGGAGCCTCCAGTCCGATCACTGTTAAAACGTCAGGGACGGTGACGATTGACGCTCCGACCGTAAAAATCACAGGAAGCCTGCAGGTGGGCGGCAACATCGTCGCTGCCGGCAACATCAGCGATTTGAACGGATCGAAGTCGATGGCCGGCATGCGCTCGACTTACGACAGTCACACGCATAACGGAGGATCCAAACCGGATCAGAAGATGTGAGGTAATTCATGCAGTTTTATTTGAACGGTGCCGAGGCGAGTCTTTCGGACTACGCGCAGGATGACCTTGTAAGGGCTGTGATAAACAGCCTTTTTTCTTGGGCGCGGGCTGAGGACGATGACGACCTTCCAGGTATTTCGAAATACGGTTTCTGGGCGGATACCTACGCGGACGAAGAAGGCGACAAGTTCGGCTCAAGGCTCTGGCTCCTGTCACGCGCAAAGATGACCGACGAGAATCTGGCTAAAGCGGAAGAATACGCAAAAGAGGCTCTCCAATGGATGATCGATGACGCCGTTGCGACCGAAATCAACGCAACGGCTGAACGCGGCGACGAGGACCGGATGAACCTTCTTGTTGAAATCGTGCGGCCTGACAAAGCGGATCTGAACGCGCGGTTTATGAATGTTTGGGAGAACTTGTCATGAGTTTTGAAAGACCTGATCTGGCGACACTCATCGAGCGGATTCAGAACGACGCGCAGTCGAGGCTGTCCGTTGCGCAGCTTCGGCGCTCGAACGCAAACGTGTTCGCCAAAGTGCTCGCGGGTGCGGTGCACACGCTCTACGGTTTCATCGCTTATTTGCACCGGCAGCAGTTCTTCGACACGGCGGAAGCCGAGTACCTCGACCGATGGGGAAGCCTGTACGGACTGACTCGAAAGAAAGCATCAAAGGCCACGGGATCCGTGGTCTTTTCTTTTTCCGACGGTCAGGTAAGCATTCCGGAAGGAACGGTCCTGCAGCATGAAGACGGAGCCCAGTACGTGACGACAAGCGGCGTTGATTCTGACAACGTCGTCACGGTTGAAGCGCTTACCGCCGGCACGGACGGCAATCAGACGGCAGGAGACGTGCTTTCCCTTGTCTCCCCTATTTCGGGCGTCTATTCCGAAAGTACGATCAAAGCGCTTTCGGGCGGCAGTGAGGAAGAAAGCGATTCGGCCTTCCGCAGCAGACTTCTCGAACGCGTGCAGGAAACGCCGCATGCAGGAACTCAGTCCGATTACGAGAACTGGGCGCTTGAAGTGCCGGGTGTCACGCGTGCGTGGTGCAACCCTTTGGAAGACGGAAATGGCTCCGTTGCGGTCCGCTTCGTGTGCGATGAGAACGAATCGATTCTTCCGGACAAGGCGATGCTCGATCTTGTGCAGTCCTACCTTGATGATCTCAGGCCTGTGACGGCGCAGGTGTATGTGAAGCAGATCACGCTGCAGCCGGTGAACATCTCAATCAGCAAGCTCACTCCGGATACGACCGACGTGAAGACCGCGGTTGAAAGCGAACTCAGGGACCTTTTCACTCGTGAAGCGGAGCCGGGCGGCCGCGTCTATGTCTCGCACATCCGTGCTGCTATCAGTACCGCGATGGGCGAAGAAGACCATGCGCTTGAATCGCCGCTTTCTGATCCTGTACCGGACGGCAATGCCCTGCTTACTCTCGGAGAAATCACATGGCTGTAGCAAGCGTTGCGGAATACACGGGCCTTTTGAAGAACCTGCTTCCGCCCGGACCCGCATGGCCGCGAGGCGACACAACAAGTCTTTACGCGATGCTGATCGAAGTTTGGGCGGCGGAGCTCGCGAGGGTGGACTCCAGAGCGTCAGCTTTGATTACAGAAGCGGACCCGCGTTTCTGCGTCGAAAGTTTTCAGGAGTGGCTCACCCAGTGGGGGCTTCCGGACGAGTGCATAAAACTTTGGTCAGGCGCGAACAACACGACGCTGCGCAGGCTGCTTCTTTGGAAGATCAAGGATGTCGGCACGCCGACACCAAACTACTTTGTCGAACTGGCTGAGATGTTCGGGTATGAGATCACGATTGACGAGTTCTTTTCGTTCAACGTGACAAGCCGCGTCTCGGAGGTGATCGCAGACGAGCGGTGGCCCGGTACGTGGCGCGTGAACGTTTTGTCGAGCAAAGGCGGTCAGACGACGTATCACGACGTGATGGGCGGCGCGGAAGAAGCGCTTGCCTGGTGGGGCGACAGTCTTATCGAATGTCTGATCCGGCGGTATGCGCCGGCCCATACGACACTTTATTTCGGATATTTCGGAGATGCCGAGGTGTCTTCGGAGGAGGAAAACAATGGATAAAGTCTACGGTTCCGGCACGGTTGCGGTGATGCCGACGTTTTCAAACGACGCGCCGAGCGGGTATCCGACGGACGGTTCGTCCACGGGCGGCACACCTGCGACGGTGCCTTCGGCGGCGTGGTACAACTCAGTGACCTGTGAGATTACCAATGCGATCGAAGGCGGCGGCATTACGCCGGACCGCAACACTTTGAATCAGCTCAACAGCTCGATTGCCGCACGGCTGAACGCGCTTGAAAGCAAGCTGAATACGAAAATTACGCAGGTGCGCAATATGATTCCGACGGTCGAATCGACGCCTTCGGGTCTCATTGCCTACTTCGCCTGTTCTTATGCGCCTAACAGCTACTGGCTGATCTGTGACGGACGGGCGGTTTCGCGTTCCACCTATTCCGCGCTTTTCAACAAGATCGGCACAACCTACGGCGCGGGAAACGGCAGCACGACGTTCAACCTGCCGTACCTGCTCGACAGAGTCGCCTGGGGTTCTACCTCGTCCATCGGCGCGTTCATCAATGCGGGGCTGCCGAACATCACCGGCTGTATCGGTGATTTCAACACATACGACAACGACACGAGCCTTGCGAGCGGAGCGTTCTGGCGAACTTATACGAGAACGAATCAGGGGTCTCGAAGCGGTTCAAACGACGAGCACTACCGGGTGGACATGAACGCAAGCCGCTGTTCCGCTGTTTACGGCCGCAGTTCAACAGTTCAGCCTCCTGCGCTGCGCCTTTTGCCCTGCATTCACATTTAGGAGAAAAAACAGATGAAAGCTCATTATCTTTCTGACGTATCCGAAACGCCTCCTTCGCCGCCTTCGGATCCGCAGTACGGGTATCCGACAAACGGAGACCGCGCCAAAGGTCTGAAGCCGACCGCGGTCGGCGCGTACCAGTTTTACAGCATCGCCCAGGAACTGGAGAACGTCATCACGGATGCGGGCGAAACGCCCGATCTGACGAACCTGCGTCAGGTTGCGGATGTCATCGCAAAACTGCGTACAAGCATTTCTGAAGCCGGAGCGAAGTGGACGATTTCGAAAGGTATGACCGGATGGATGAGAGAATCCGATACAGGATTCACAATTCAGTGGGGGTCTGAAGTCTTGAGCGAACCAGTTATTCCG